GGCAGAGCGCCGGCTGCAGATGATTGGAGCGAGGAAATGACCGCAAGAGAGAGTTTTCTGTCCGCCCGGCTGACGGGCATCGGCGGATCTGACGCCGCCGCGATCCTAGGCCTGTCGAAGTGGAAAACGCCGCTCGCCGTGTATCAGGAGAAGCGCGGAGAAGCGGCACCGCAGGACGACAACGAGGCGATGCTGTGGGGCCGCGTGCTCGAACCGGTGATCCGCCAGCAGTACGCCGAGCGCACCGGCCGCACCGTCCGCATCCCGGACAACCTGATCCGCCACGGATCGCACGGCTGGATGATCGCCAACCTTGACGGCATGACCGACGACGGCCGCGTGGTCGAGATCAAGACGGCGCGCGTTGCGGCTGGATGGGGCGAGCCGGGCACCGACGAGGTTCCGCAGGAATACCTGCTCCAAGTGCAGCACTACATGGCCGTGACCGGGTTTCCTGTCGCAGACATCGCCGTGCTGATCGGCGGCAGCGATTTCCGCCTGTATGAGATCCACGCAGACCACGAACTGCAGAGCCTGCTGATCCACGAGGAGGGGTTGTTCTGGCAGTGCGTCGAGCGCGGAGAGCCGCCGGAGCCGATGAGTCTGGCCGACTGTCAGGCGCGGTTCGGCCGGGCGAGTCGTGAGGCCACCGTCGAGGCCGCGCCCGAAGTGCTGCAGGCGCTCAACCGGCTGCGCGAGATCAAGACCGGAATCGACCTGCTGGAAGCCGAAGCGGATGACCAGAAGGCCATCGTGCTGAAGGCGCTGGGCGAGTCGGACACGCTCGTCTCTGCCGGCGTGACGCTCGCGACGTGGAAAGCCGCTGCCGGCGCCAAGCGTTTCGACGCCGCCGCATTCAAGACCGCACACCCCGAGATGTACGCGCAGTACCTGAAGACCGGCGAGCCGAGCCGCCGCTTCTTCATCAAATAATCAGGAGCATCGACATGAACGATATCGTCCGCAGTCCCGCAAATCCATTCGCCGCCAGCACATCCGTCAGCCCGCAGGGTGGGCACGGTGGCGCACTGGCGAACACCGACCAGCAGCGCGCCGTAGCCGAAGTCCAGGCCGCGATGATGATCGCCCGCATGAACCCGCGTGATCCGATTGTCGCGGTCGACCGCATCCTCAACGCCTGCACCCGTCCGACGCTGGCGAACGCTGCCGTCTATCAGTACAGCCGTGGCGGCTCGGACATTACCGGCCCGTCGATCCGCCTGGCCGAAGCGATGGCGCAGGCGTGGGGCAACATGCAATTTGGCATCCGCGAGTTGAGCCAGGCCAACGGCGAAAGCACCGTGCAGGCGTACTGCTGGGATGTCGAGACGAACACCCGGCGCGAGATGACGTTTCAGGTGCCGCACATCCGCCACACCCGGCAGGGTGTGCGCCGGCTCGAAGATCCGCGCGACGTCTATGAGCTGGTCGCAAACCAGGGCGCACGCCGGCTGCGTGCCTGCATCCTCGCCGTGATCCCCGGTGACGTGACCGAGGCGGCTGTGGCGCAGTGCGAAACCACGATGCACACCAGCGCGGACACCAGCCCGGAGGCGACCAAGAAACTGGTCGAGGCGTTCGCAGCCTACAGCGTGACGCGCGAGCAGATCGAGAAACGCATTCAGCGCCGCGTCGATGCCATCCAACCGGCCCAGGTCGTGAGCCTGCGCAAGATCTACGCGAGCCTGCGCGACGGCATGAGCACGACGGCGGACTGGTTCGAGCCGACCGAACAAGGCGAGCAGCCGAGCGCGCCGGCCAAGGGCAACGAGGCGGTGAAGGACAAGCTCAAGAAGCGCGCGCAGGAGCCGGAGAAGTTCACCAGCACGGCAGGCGCCGCGCTGATGGCCCGCATGGAGGCCGCGACCGACGTCGATGTGCTTGACGCCGACGCCACGCTGATCGAGAGCATCGAGGACGCAGAGGACCGCGAGAAGGCCCGCGACCTGTACCGCATCAAGCGCGCCGAATTGACCGGCGACGTGCCGCTGTGAGGCGCCCGGCATGAGCGCCAAGAAACCCACCCCGCGCATGGCCTCCCTTGAGCGCCGCATCACCGACGTCCTGACGCGCGCGGGTGTCCCGAGAGCGGGTCAGATCGCAACTGGAACATCAGGCTGCGCAGAAAGGGGACGAGTTATGAGCCAGTTCTACACGCCTGAATACATTGATGAGAACTATCCCGAACACTGCCGCACGTCGTGCTCTGACGAGCACCCGATCAACGCGGAGGTAAACGGGCATGGCTGCCTACGTTGTAACGCGCTGCTGTTCCAAAAGCAGGAAGCCGAGCACGAGGAAATCACCCGCCTGCGCGCCGAACTCGCAAAGGTCACCTGGCAACGCAACGAAGCACGGGCTGACCTCGCCGCCAGTCGGGCGGAGAGCGAGCGGCTGTCATCGATGATCGACCACCAACGCGACGAAGCGATGGAGATGGAGCGCATGTTGCGCGCCGAACTTGCCGACAGTCAGTCGGAGTGCGGGCGAATGACTGAATTGTGCCGCCGCCTCTACGTCGAGTTGTTCCACTGCGATAAGCAGATGACGAACACCAGAGGCGAAGAAGGCGAGCCTCTGTGGACGACCGGGAAAACGGTGCTGGACGTACTGCAAGACGCTAAGAAAGCCCTCGACGCCGCACTCGCCGGGGAGGTGAAGTAGTGACCTTCCTCGCGAACGACATCGCCCGCTGCCCCGGCGTGAGCAACGACGCAGACGGCTGGCGCGATGGCTGCGACGACTGCCTGCGCCGGACTGCGCCACGACCGGACCCGGCGTGGGTGATGGAGCCGCCGAAGGTGATCGTGTTCGAGTGCGAGAGCCGGATCCAGCCTGAGGTGATGCCGTGACCTCGCTGAATCACCTGATCGCAAACGCCGTAGCGCTCGGCGGCGGCGACTTGTGCGCCGATGGGCACGACTGGGTATCCATCGGCGGCAGGCACTGCCCGCACGATTTCACGGACGGCTGCTCGCAGCCAGTGTTTGAGTGCGCGCGCTGTGGTGCGGTCGACTATGGCGAAAAGGGCGGCCCCGGATACCTATCGTGTTCAACCGCTTGCCGTGAAGGATGGAATGCAACTTGTTGACCACGCGGATGAAGACGATGACGAGGAACGTGGGCATCAGGTTTGCCGCATGTTGCTGCATGGGCGGACAGCCGCATAACGTAGAGCTAAGGGGCCGGCCGCTTGCGGACGGTCCCGCTTGAGCGCCGGGTTCGGCGTAGAGGATTGACCATGAATGCAGAACAGAAAATTGCCCGCGCACTGGCCGAAAAGATGGCCGATGACCGGGCGCACCGAATCGCCAGCATGGCGGCGGAAGAACTTATTCGTTGCGAAGGTGAGGCCACAAGTGGAATTGACGAGTACGCGGTTCCGCAATGCCAAGCCGACGACCACATGCGCGAGTGCATTGCACACCTGTGCTGGCATGGCGAGGCAGTGAGCCACGAGACAGACGACGGACACATCGTGGTCAACCTCGGCGACTACACGCTGGCGTCGCTGGCATGACGCCGAACGCACTAGCTCAGGCGGACGCCGCTTGCGGCGTGTCGCCTGGAGCGATGGGTTGTGCGGCAACTGAATGGAGAGAAAAGGAATGAGGGTTTTGGTCGCATGCGAATACAGCGGCAGGGTGCGCGATGCTTTCGCGTCAAAGGGGCATGACGCATGGAGTTGTGACCTGCTCGAAACGGAGCGCCCCGGCCAGCACTACCAGGGCGATGTGCGCGACATGCTGGCGCAGGAGTGGGACTTGATGATTTGCCACCCGCCATGCACTCACTTGGCCGTGAGTGGTAGCCGGTGGTTCAAGGACAAAGTAACAGAGCAGGCCGAGGCGCTGGAGTTTGTGCGGATGCTGATGGACGCACCGATACCGAAAATTGCGATTGAAAACCCGGTGAGCGTAATTTCCTCGCGCATCCGCAAGCCTGACCAGATCATTCAGCCGTGGCAGTTCGGCCACGGTGAAACGAAGGCGACATGCCTATGGCTGAAAGGACTGCCGAAGCTGACGCCGACGAATGTGGTTGAAGGCCGCGAGGCGCGGGTGCATCGAATGCCTCCCGGACCGGACAGATGGAAGGAACGTAGCAGGACGTACAGCGGCGTTGCCGAAGCGATGGCGGCGCAATGGGGTTTGGCCCCTAACGACCAGCATAACCGGCCCGCTTCAGCGGGTCCGGGTTGATGCGCCAGTTGGGCGCGGGAGGTGAGAGATGAGGAAATACGTTGTTTGGTGCCCGGACCTGGGCCAGGAGCAGGAAGACGGCGCGACGATCCCGGCGACTGACCCCGCCGATGCGGCAGAAGGGTGGGCGGAATGGCACGACCGCAGCAGTGCAGAATATCGGATTGCCAGCGGGCGCGAGGAGATCGTGATCGTCCGCGACGTGGAGACCGGCGAGCAGCGCGAATGGATTGTGCGCGGCGAGGCGATGCCGTACTACACGGCGCAGCCTGGGGAGTCCGCGACGATCCGGGCGCAGGTGGCGCCGGGTCGGTGGGAGGATGTATCTAGACGTAGCGAGGCAAACAAATGAAATGGCAGCCGATTGAGACCGCACCCACAGACGGCACACGCATCTTGCTACGCGGCAGGAACGGCAAGATTGCTGATGGACACTCTGGGCAGCCGGATGGGTTTGCAAACCCTAAGCGGTTTGTTTGGCCGTACATCAATGCAACCCCGACACATTGGGCTCCGCTCGCGTTGATTGCTGCCGCGGCGGAATTGCTCGCGGCGGCAATAAGGGTGAACGCATTGAGCATCCAGACCGATGCGCACAAGGAATTGCGTGCCGCCATCGCCAACGCAACCGGTGATGACGATGCTGCGCCCGAATGCACCTGCGCGGCGAAAGACATGACGTTTGGCCGATGCTGCAAGGTGACGCCCAACGCCATAGCTCAGGGGCGCGAGCATAGCGAGCGTCCCGCTGGAGCGGAGGGTTAGATGACGACGTTTGATGAGGCTGAGTGCCCAGCATAACCGGCCCGCTTCAGCGGGTCCGGGTTGATGCGCCAGTTGGGCGCAGGGAGATGAGCATGGATTGGCGGGAAACGATGCAGCGCATGTTGGTGCGGATGGAGGAAGCGGGCCAATGGCCTGCCGTCTGTGAGGAAGCGCGGGCTGTGCTGGAAGCAGAGAACGAACCGAGCCGCGAACCTGCCGCCTACCTGTGGGGCGGCTGCCTCTGGCGCACGGACGAAATGGGGCGCGGCAGACCTGGGGCAGTCGAACTGTATCGAGCGCAAACGCCGCTGACAGATGCCGACATTACCGCATTGCTTCCGATATGGCAGCAGGGATCATGGACGCTGCCAGACTACGGCAGATGGGTAGCGCGGGCCGTCGAGCGGGCGCACGGGATCAAGACATCGCACAACCTATGCCTATCCTGCGGGCACAGCATCGATGCCCACGACAGGCAATACGGCTGCGCAGAAGACGGGTGTGATTGTGAGACGCCCAACGCATAGCTAAGGGGCGCGACGCGGCTTTATCGCGGCGCGTCCCGCTTGAGCGCCGGGTTATGCGGCGCAACGAAGAAAGGAGAAGGAAATGGCAATAGGCCCGAACGTGGTTGATGACTGCGAAGGCATGACCGAGGAGGACTACTGGCGCGGAATGGACGAAGCCATGCAGGACGAAGAGGGCGACGAGCCGTTTTGCACTTGCAGCACCGGCCACGGAATTGAGGAAACGGACTGGAACCAGTGCGATAGTTGCGGGAAGCCGATTTACGACGAAGAACCCGCCGTCCCGCCAGCGCCGACTTTTGCAGATGGGATGACGGCTGAGGATGACAGGCGGTTTCTGGAACTGACCAACGACCTGACGCATAACGTTGGAAATGAGGGGCTGCCGAAGGCAGTCCCTCTCGATTTACCAGTTAGGCGGGTAGCCGAAGCGGAGGAAGACCGAATGACCATGACACAGCGCTACGCCGGGATGCTGCGGCGCCAGGCTAGCGAGTGGGACAAGCAGGCCATGCCTGTGCAGGCTGAGTGCGCCCGCCAGGCCGCTCGCCACATGGAAGATCTGCAAGCCAAGGCCGACGCTGTGCAGAGCCCGTGGCAGCCCATGAAGACGGCGCCGAAGGACGGCTCTGCCGTGCTGGTGCTGCTGGAAAGCTCGGGCGTTCCGAAGGCGGTGGAGTGGTGCGAGCCGGGCCACTTTCTCGCCAGCGACGGTGCCGGCTGGTACATGACATGGGACGGCACCAAGATTCAACCGCACGACGGGCCGCGCTACTGGATGCACTGCCCGGACGACCCGGACGATGGCGAACCTGAAGACGCCTAACGCTGGATAGGCGACAAATCTGTCCAATATCCAAATCTCGACAAATCAACAAAACGGCGGACACACGCCGTTTCGTATGAATATAGAAAAACGCAAACCGGACATTGGAACGTGACCACCCGCACCGCACTACTCCACTGCGCCCGCGTGTATCTCGCGCAGTCGCGTCATTTCACCGGCAGGCACCGGGGCTGGAGCTTCGTCCTGCTGGAGTGGGCCGCGCCTGTTACAAATTAATCTGCAGAATTGCTTGATTCCGTATGATTGATGTTATACATTACGGACATGGGCAGCGCGTTGCTGACCACCGCGCCTCGGGATCAGGGGCAGGAGAATGAAAATGACCAACGGACAAGCCTTCGCCGCACTCATCGCCATCAAGCGCGCCAACCCTGAGCACGCTGAGGCTGCCGAGTCGCTGATGAAGTACATCAGCGACCTTGTTTATGTCGCCGGCCTCGCCTCCGAGAACCTCAATATGGCCGCGCGCAGGCTCACTGACGACCAGATTATCCAGCACAACGCCCACGTCGCAGCTTCCAAACTCGATGCTCTGTGCCCTGCCGCAGCCGGGGACGGCGACTACTAATATGCCGAACCACCCCAACAGAAACTGGCGTCGACGCATGCGGTCCGAGGCGGCGGCGTTCCTCGGCGCACAGCAGTGGCCGGAGGGCGACGGCGCGTTTGTAATGTCGCGCGACGATCTCCGCACATTGCTCGAACGCGCATTCGGCGCCGGCTACGCGTCAGGCCGGATTAGCCGTGCCGTCGTCAAGCCGGGGGATGAGACATGACCGACCAGCGGCAACCAGGCCGCGGCGGGAAGCGCCCCGGTTCAGGCCGACCGGAGTCCGCAGAGACAATTGCGGTCCCGGTCAGGCTCACCCCTGAGCAGGCCGAAACGCTGCGCCGTCTCGGCGTGGCGAAATGGCTCCGGCCGCTGCTCGATAGCCTGCGGGATCACTGACGCAGCCACCGCCGACACTCGTCGCACATCAACCCAATCAGCCACACCGCCAGCGCGCGCCATTCGTTTCGGTCAGCCCGCAGGCGCCTGACCTCGGCGCGGAGGTGATCAATCTCCGCCGGCATCCGCTGATCGCTCGACCCAGTCCTGCAGATACACGCACTGCAGCGTCGTGCGTGCGCAGCGCTCGGCTAGCGTCGGGTCGGCGGCAGCAGGCTCGGGTCGATCAGGTCCAGTGTCGGCAGCGGCTGCATCAGTTCCGGGGGTGGCGGCAGGCGCTTCGGGCACTCGACCGCTACCGGGACATGCTGCACTGGCTGGCCGGCGCATGCGGTCAGCAAGCAGGCGAGTATTGAGGCTACCCAGGGCGACACCGTAGGCCGTGTGCGTGTCTTCATTGATCTTCTCCAGTCGGTGAGTTTCGGCGGTCGCCTCGGCCTGTTTGACCTGGCCGAGCGCGGCAACCTGAGCCCGGAACTCGGCGTAGTCGGCGACGATCCTGTCGCGCTCGGCACGCTCGGAGTGCAGGCCGCGCAGGTAGCCCCAGCCGGCAGCGGCCGTGACCAGCGCTGCGAGCGCTGCCAACTTTGCCCAGGGCGGCAGAGCGCGGGACAGGATGGCAGTGATCATGCAATCAGCCCTCTCGGGTAACGCACCTGACCGGACATGTCGCGCACGCTGCTCAGCACCTGCGCCCGCGCGTCGCCGACGACCGGCAGGCCGATGTGCACCCAGTCGCCGCCCCGCTTGTTGTCACCGGACGGGAATTCGAGGATGAGTTGGTCGAACGGCAGGCCGGCAGCGATCACTGCCTGGCAGATATCGCGCGGCGTGCCGAACTCGGGGCATGTGAAATCGACGGCCAGGCCCCAGCGGTGGGCGCTGGTGTTGCTGCCACCGACGGCGCGATTGACCGCCTCGGACCGGTAGCAGCTGGACACGATGATCGGGCGGTCGCCCAGCACGGCGCGGACACGTTCCATCAACTGCGCGGACTGGCGGATGTTCTTGACGATGGCGAGCGTCGGCGTGTTGTCGCGGCCGGTGGCGGTGCGCGTCATTTCGGCCAGCGAGAAGTGGCGAGTGATCACCATGTCAGCCGCCCGTCCGGTGCTGCCGACGGTCGAACAGGATCACGCCGGCCAGGCTCATCAGCAGCGCAACATCGGCGCCTGGCAGATGAACGACAAGCCCGAACACCGACGCGCCGAATCCGGCATACGACACCGAGAACGCGAGGAAGCGCCAGCGCGGCCATCCATCGGCCTTGAGGTGGGCCGCCGTGCAGATCACGCGCGTGAGCACGATGACGGCGCAGAGCGCGGAAACAATCGCGGCGATCATGCTGCGCCCCCCTGCTTTCCAATCCACGCGCCAAACGCAGTGAGCGCCACCGGGATTGCAGTCGGAGCCGCGAGGCCGATCAGCAGCGCGATGGGCATGCGCAGCGTGTCTCCCGACCCGGCCAGCGACGTGACCTGTGCCGCAGCGACGGCGGCGAGCACCGGCGCGCAGTAGCCGGCAGCGACGCCGGAGAGCAGCACCGCGCTGAATGCCCGGACGCGCGTGCTGATCGTCGGCATCCAGATCGAGACGAGCAGCGCGGCGAACAGGCCAAGGCTCAGCGCGTCGGTTGCCGCGCCGAAGATCGCGAGCGGGAGCGCTGTGACGGCGCCGGCTGCTGCGCAGGCTGCGGTCGATGTCGGTTCGGTCATTGCCACCCCCTCACCAGTTGATGGCGGACACCTGTTCCGCCGTGGTTGCGGCCAGCACTTCGTCCTTCAGCTCGCGGGCCTTGAAAAGCTGTGTGGCTACGTGGCCAGCGGCTGCGGCGCCGAGTCCGGCCAGGTCCGCCGCGGTCAGGGTGACGACCGAGTTGTCGAACGTGATCCAGGGCGTCACGAATGCCGGGTTGAGGATGCCGAGCACCGCCGCACCGGTGATCCGCTGCACGCTCAGGTCGTCGCAGTCGTAGCGCACGCCGCCGAAC